GGCGGGATCGTCTTGGACTCGTCGAACACATACATGATGTGGTCAGCGTGCGCCCCCTCGATCAGCGCCGGGTTGTCCGAAACCACCCCGAACGCGGCCCCCGTGTTGAGCTTGAGCGTCAGTTGTAAAAGTTCATTCTGCGTGAACGGCTGCCGGCCGACCTTGTCCCACAGCACCATGCGGGACCACTTGTGGATCTCTGGCCACAGAAATTTCTCGACCTGGCGCCAGGCCGAGGCCGTGGTGACGACCTTCCAGTCGCTGCCGTCGTGCACCAGCGCAAACCACAGGATCAGCCAGGCCGCCAGAGCCGTTTTGCCGAGGCCGTGCGGCCCCCGCACGCAGACGCGCTTTTTCGGGATGACCTGCCCCATGATCTCGGCCTGGTAGGGCGCCGGCCCATCGCCGTCGGGCCACCAGATACACTCCCGCACGAAGCCCAGCGGGTCGAGCCGGTACTGCGCCTGAAACTGCTCGTAAGCGTCGATAACCGGCCCCGCCTCCGCAGCCGCCGCGACCTCGGCCGTCCACTGCTCAGTCGCCAGCCGGTTCCTGGCTATCTGCGGCAGATAGCGCAGCGAGTATGGCCGTAAAGGAGGCCTCCCCAACCGTTTCTTTGATGATGTCGAGAGCATTCTCCAACTCGCGTGCGACTTCTTTCTCTACGAAAACCCGCTGCCCGAACTCCCGCGGGTAGCGCCGCTCCAGCGTCCAGGCCGCCGCCTGCCAGGTTGTTTCCGAGGCTTTGACGATGCGCCCGATCAGCGCCCGCTTGCCCTGTGCCCGCGCCTTTTCTATGGCCTCTGCAAATTCGACATAGATTTGCAGTTTTTCTCGTGGTTTGAGACCAGATTGCCGGCGCTGGCGTTCCTCGTTGCCCGTATGTTTCCAGTCGTAAAAGGTGCCCGGTGGCACGCCGGCCAGCGTGCAGGCATCCTCCTGGGTCATCTGCATCACCAGATTGTCGCAGATGGTTTTCTGAATCTCATACGTCAGTAGTGGTGGTCGTCCCCTGCCCATCTTCGTTCTCCATTATCGGCGTGCGGCCGGTCAGCA